GCTGTACGTCGCGCCTTCGTTCGCCGTGATAGGGTCCGCGACATCGACAGGCCATTGAAACGCCACCGCAGGCGCGTGAGCTCCGCGCGCGAGCGGGTGACATGGGTCGCCCGGCTGCGGTTGCGAGCGGTTAGCGGGGTGCGTGATCTGCGTCGTGTCGAAGGGCGTGGGCTCCACGTCCGGCACAAGGTTCTGCACCTCGTCGCCGGCGGGCCCGCCCGTGCCCTTGCTCCACTTCGCGGCGACGGTCGGGCTCACGTCCGCGATGTTACCGTCTCGAGCGCCAGCCGCAGGGCTTCGGGGAGTGCCTTCCCGCGACGTTCGGCGCGTCGGAGGATCCCCAGCGACGCCTTCGGGCTCAAGTAAAACCGAGGCGGCACGTCTCCAGTCGCCTCCAGCACATCCGACAACGAACACACGCCTCCGTCGCTGTGGGACGGCACGAGGGTGGCTGTCCACTCGGCACCACTGAGCGTCCAGCACTCGCCAGGCGAACCCATACCCGAGCTGCGCCAGCGCCCCGATGAAGGCACCAAAGTCCCGTCCTCCGCTGGATGACAAGACACCGGGCACGTTTTCCCAGACAATGTAGCGAGGCCGGAATCGGTCAACCAGTCCAAGATAGACGAGCGCGAGGTTCCCACGTGGGTCATCAAGTCCGCGTCTGAGTCCTGCGACGCTGAACGATTGGCAGGGAGTTCCACCCACGAGAACGTCAATTGCACCTTGTTCGATGTTCCACTCACGGTAGTTCTCCATCGTTCCGAGATTCGGCACGTCAGGAAATCTCGCCGCGAGCACCGCACTCGCGAACGGGTCAATCTCACTGAACGCGACAGGCTCCCATCCCATCGAGTGCCACGCCACGCTTGCGGCCTCGATGCCGCTGCACACGCTCAGATAGCGCACGTCGTCCAGTCCTCAGCCAAGCCCCACACACGCACGCTCGCGCCGTCAAGCCACAATCGCGAGCCCTCGCGCGCCGATTGCAGCCCGACAGTCAGCCCGCCGTCGAGCACCTCGACCACGCGCCAGACGCAGCCCCAGCCGTCGCGCAGGCGCATCCCGACCTCGATGACGGGTAGTGGTGAGGTGCCTTGGTACAGCGTCGTCATTCTCGCACCTCGAAATACTCTCGCGCTCGCGAGAGGAAGAACTCTTCGTCACCGACGTCGCCAGTCTTGCGCGCCTGCACCCATCCGTGCAGCAGCATCCGCGCGTGCGAGTAGTCGACCTGCAACAATTGCAGCCTGTTGTGCGCGTCGCGCAGCTCGTCGAGACGCGCGACTGCCGTGCGGTACACCTTGGACCTGCGGCCTTCCTCGACGGCCAGCAGTTTCACGCGGGCCTTCAGCACGATGATCGCGTCGTTGACTACGCCGGTTAGCGCGCGTCGCAGCGCGTGGTCCTCCGCGTCGCTAGCGTCGGTGCGCCCTCTCGCGCGCAACTCGGCGGCGAGGTATTGCTCACGCGTCGCGTTCTCCGCGCGCGACAGCGCGTCGTAGCAGCGACGGCACACCCAGTCGGACGATGAGGTGCAGACGTCGCACGTGATGGCGTCAGTCACGGCTCACCCCGTCATCCGCGCATCGGCCGCGTAAACCGCATCCAGCAAATTGCCAAAGCCGTCGTCGCTGTAATGAACGCGATTTTGCGCGAGGTGATTGAGCCAGTCGCTTGCGGCAACCCACACGGCTCGCAGGGCGTCATGATGCTTGCGCTCCTCGTCGCGCTGCTGCTCCATCACTTGGAGCTTCAGTTCCAGCGCATCGCGAGTGAGAGTACTGGACTCGGCTTCGCCATATTCTTTTCGCAGAAATGCAAGCTCAGCCTGCGCCTCTTCGCGCTCGCGTACCACCGCAGCCCAAGTCGCGTGCGCGTCAGCCACAGACTGCGAGAGCCCGCGCTCACCCGTGCGATGGCCGCCGTCTCGGTGGATCACGGCGAGGATCTCGCCAAGGTCACGCCGCGCCTCGTCGCGCTCGCGCTCCGCATCTAGCGCGCGCGCCATCCACGCGCCTTCCTTGCTCGCGTCAACGGCGTTGTCTCTTTGCGCCGTAACCTCGTCCCGCTGGCGCAACAGCACGGATACCCACTCGACCAAGACAGGCGCATACATCGCGCCTACGGTCGGCAGATTGCTGATGTGATTGCGTACGGCATCAAGCTCTTCGCGCGTCACGGTTTCACCTCTTCGAGCGTGTCGTCCGCCAGGTCGCGCACGAGATGCATCAACTGGATTCGATTAGGTTCCAGCGGGCACACGCCGACGAACGGCAGGCACTCGACGAGTCGCGCGCGAAGCTGACGGCGCTCTGCGCGCAGCTTGTCGCGCTCGTCCTCTAGCAGCGTCACGACGTCGGTGAGATGCGACGCGTGCACTGGATATATCCGCAGCGCCTTCGCCGCCGATTGCTCTGCGACGGCACGCTGCACCGCGCCCTCGACCCATAGCGAGAACTGGACGCCAGCGGCTCGTGCCGCCTCGCGCGCATAGTCCCGCAGCACTGGCTCGACCCACGCAGACAGCACGACGCGCCCGTCTTTGTGGCTCACGGCTCACCCCGCAGTTTTGCGCCGAGCGCCTTGACCTCGGCCAGCGTCTGCGCGTTCTGCCGCTCGCGATACGCGCGCTCGGCGTCCTCGGACCTGCGCAGCGTGTCGCGCTCCGACGTCACCGTCATCAGCCGCGACCGCACGACGTCGAGCTCCGCACGCAGCTCGCGCACCTCGCGGTCGTGGTAGTCGCGCATGATGTCGCACAGCCGCTTGGCGCTGTCGCGCTCGCCCTCTGCGCGAAACGCGCGCAGCGTCATCTCGCGCGCACGCTCGATCACCATGTCGTTGGGCTGGCCGTTCGCGTGGAGCGCATCGGCCACCTTGTCCAGCGCTTCGCAGAGCTGGTCATACATCTCGCTCAGTCGTGCCTCTTCCATCGTGCTCATGTTCGCCTCACCTTGTTTGCGTTGATTGTCAGAACGGAATGTCGTCGGTGTCGTTTGCGGCGTCGCTCGACCAGTCGTTGCCAGGGCGCGCGCCGCGCTTGTGCTCGATCAGCGGGCCGTCGCTCGTGTCGCGCTCGTTCTTGCCGCCGAGCAAGGTCAAGTCGTTGACGGCGACCTCAAGCGAAACGCCTTCGGTGCCGTCCTTCTTTGGGTACTTGCGCTGCTTGAGCCGCCCGTTGACGGCGACGCGCGTGCCCTTCTTGAGATACTGCGCGACGGCCGCCTTCTTCGCGAACAGGGTCAACGTGAAGAACGTCGCCTCGTCGTCGCGCTTGTAGCCATTGACCGCGATGGAAACGTTGGCGATTTGCTCGCCACTCTTCGTCTCGCGAATCTCAGCGTCACGCACGACGCGGCCCGTCAAGTGAATCGTGTTCTGGTCTGCGCTCATCGGTCGTCATCCTCCTCTTCTGCGATGTCCGCGCGCCGCTCAGCCTCGAGCTGCGCAATCAGTCCCTGTCGTGCGGCCTCGACGCGCTGCCGCGCACGGTGCGCTGCCGACGTCACGCGAGCACGGTCGTCGCGCGAGAGTTGCTGCCAGTGCGCTGCGACGAGCGCCGTGCGCAGCTGCGCAATCTCGACGTCGGTCGACGCCACGTCGTACGCCGCGACGATTCGTCCGGCCACATCGTCGGCCGCTGCGGGCTGCGTAGCGGGCTCGCCATGCGCCTCGATGACGGCAGGCGGTGCCGCAGCCTCGACGCGCTCTGCGGGCTGCTGGACGCGCTGCGCGGGCTGCTCGTCGCGGTCGTCGGCGACGTTGCCGCTGCGCAGTTCGTCGGGCGTGTAGACGCTGCCAGCGAAACAGTCCGCGGCATACGCGCGAGCGCCTGCCGTGATGGCCCTCGCACGCAGCATCGCGCGCGGATACTTGCGCCACGTTGCCGTGTTCCAGAGGCCCGCACGCTCGGCGTCGGCACGCGAGAACGTCGACGTGTACGGCGGCATCCCCGCGCGCGAGAGACGCACCGACGCGCACTCGTCGTCGTCGCGCAGCCACTCGAGGCCGACGCCATGCGCGAGCATACGGCCCGACACGAAGCTGGCGTCCATGCCGAGCTTGCCGCCGACGAGGTAGAAGCTGCGCAAGCTCGCCATCGGCCCGACGCCGAGCTCGCGCCCGGCAAGGATGACCGCCGCAACCTGCGCCGAGTTCTGGAAGTGCGACGGGATGAAACCGCCGCGCGCCTGCGCCAGCGTGTCGGCCAGTCGCAGCACGTCCGACAGACTCGCGACCATGTCGAGGCCGCTGGTGGTCTTGATGATATCGCTCATGTCTTCACCTTGTTTGGATAGGGGATTCACTTGATGCGCAACACGCGCGTCCGCTCGATGCGCGTCCCAGGCACGCATTCGCCGTGCGCCTTCATTGCCTCAAGGATGCTGCGCTTGTCAACCTCAATTTTCGTGCGGAGGTATTCGGCGGGCACGCTGCCCTCGTCCTCGACGACGACGCGCTGCGGGCCGTCGCCGACGCTGATGGTGTGCGTCGCGCTCTTGATTTTCGCGACGCCCGCCGCATCGAGGCTCATGCGCAGATAGTCACGCAGCGACTCCGCGCGCCGCTCGCGAGACTGCCGCCGCGCCGCCAGTCGCTTCTCCTCCGCGCGCAAAGCCTCGGCCTCGGCGTCGAGTTGCGCGAGCACGTGCGCGATGCTGGCCGCCTTCTGGTCGATGGCATCGCTCAGCGCGTCGAGGTGCGCGTGCCCGTCGCTGGCATCGCCGTCCTCGTCGAGCGCGTCGATCAGGTACGCGTATGCCGGTGCAAGTTCGTAAAGCCGCAGTCCCGTCTTGGTCGTCGTGTCACTCATTGTCAGTCCTCCACTTTGTGTATGCCTTCGCCGATGATGCTGCCCGCTTGTTGATACCCGCGACGATGGCCGCGCGCCGTGCCTGCCAGTCGTCGTCACCCTCCGCGATATGCTCGCGCGCAATCTCGTCCGCGATGCCGCGGATGACATCCTCGACGTGCGCCTCGAGCGTCTCGCGCGGGATGCCGCGCACGTGCTGAAAATGCTCGCGCACCGCCGCGCCGACGTCGAGCATCGCGAGGTCAAGCTCGTGCTCGGCGCGCTGCTCGGCGTCGAGGATGCTTTCTGCGACCGCGCCCATGCTCGCGCGCTCGCTGTCGGGCGACGCGCTGAGCAGCTCGGCAGAATACAGCCGCTCGGGCGTCATGTCGTCGACGAGGTCGCCAGCGTCAAGGCTGAGCGCATCCTCGCGCGAGGTCGCCAATACGGGCACGACGTATTCCGCGCGGACGCGCACCCAGTAGCGGCCCATCACGACGGCCTCCCAGCGCGCAGCACGCGCTCGCGGAGCTGCTGGCAGGCGGCGCACTGGCATCCCTGCGCAAGCGCGACGAGGGCGGCGTGGAGGCCGACGTGCGGGTGAGCGGGACGGCGGCTCACGACGGCACCTCGACGTTGATTTTGTTGATGCCGACGTTGATGCGTGACGTCAACTTCGCTGATTGTTGGTCGAGGTATTCAAGATGCGCGTCCTCGGCCCGGTCGAAACAGCGGCGGCAAACCCATTCGGATGATGGATTGCAAACGCTGCACGTCATGTCGTCGCAAGATTTGGTCATGTCGTCACCTTGTTTCGTCGCGGCCCCGCGCCGTCGACTCCTGATATATACGCCCGCGTGCTAGCACCGTCAAACTTTATTTTCGGGTGCCGTGTCGATTTTCTTCCTCGACGATTCTCGCACTTTTCGCTCGCGTGCTAGCGCGGGCCGTGCTAGCGCTCGCGCCATGACGAAACCATCTGCCTTGCTCCCAGTTCTGTACGCACGAGTCCCAGTCGAGACGTACGCCCTCGCGCAGCTGCTCGCGGGCAGCGGCAAAACCAGCGTCTCCGCATGGCTCGTCGCGCTCATTGAATCGCAGCGCGGCAAGCGCAAGCACGTCGCCGCAGTCGCCCAGCACAAGCCCGTCGCCGCCGAGCACAAGCCCGGCATCGCCGCCGTCGCGCCCGTCAAGCGTGGTCGCGGACGCCCGCGCAACGTGCAGCAGCTCGACCGCGAGGACGGCCACCAGCGCGCAGCGGAAGCGGCGTGCAGCGGAGACGAATGATGGACCGCCGCACACGCCGCTCTCTGCTGCTCGACCTCGCGTCGCGGCACATCGCCGTCGCTCGTCGTGGCGGTGCGCAGGCCATCGCCGCGCTGCGCGATGCTGCAATCTGCGCGCTGCTCGCGACGCGTGACTCCGACAACGTGGCGCTACCTGATGACGGCCAGCAGCCCGCAGCGCTGCCTGCTGAGGATGCCGGCGACCCGCGCACCAACGCGAAAGGCGGCAGCGCGTGAGCCGCTTCCTCGACGACGTCGTGATGGGCGCGATCACTGCCAGCATCATCGTCGCGCTCGGCCTCGACTCATGCTCGTGCTCGTCGCCGCTACAGGCGCAGCCACGTCCCGCGCCCGTCGCAGAGCCCGGCGACCTCGAGGACGTCGCGCGCTGCCTCGTCGCGGAGAACGTGCCGGGCACCGACTGGGACGCCATCCTCGACGTGCTCGAGCGTCGAGCTCGACGCGCGCACGTAAGCGTCGGCCGCATGGCGCGCGCGTATTGCGCCGTCCATCGCGCTGCTACGCCGACGACGCGGCAGGCCCGCATCCGTGCGCTACCTGCGCCAGACAGCACGCGGCGGCTGCTCGACAGCTACCAGCGCGCGCTCGTCGCTGCGCGTCGTGGCGGGCCTAGACGATGCGACGCTGACCACTGGGGCGACCGTGGCCACGACACCGCGCGAGCGCTGCGCCTCGGCTGGCAGCCCGTCGACTGTGGCGCGACGGCCAACGCGTTCTTTCGGCTGCCTTGACGCTGGCGCGCGTGAAGTGCTAGCACTCGCGCGAACCAGCAGCCGTTGCAGCGGTGAGCCGCCTGCCGCGTCGACTACTTTCCCCCCCGTTGCGTCGGTGCAATGGCAGGCGGCTCCGCTGGTTCGATTGATGACCCCTGCAAGGGTCGAGGAGACGGGACGATGAAACAGACATCGATTGATGCGTATCTGGAAGCTGTAGAGTCTGGTGAACTCACGCGGGCACGTGAGGTCGTGCTTGAACTGCTGCGCGCAGAAGGGCCACTCACGGGTCGGGAGGTCGACGAGCGCTTGCGCAGCGTGTCCGCGCACAAGCGTTTGTCCGAGCTGCGGAGTCACGGCTACGCGCAGCCGCAGGGACGTCGCCAGTGCCGCGTGTCGGGACGCTTCGCAGAGCAGTGGGTCGCCTATACGCAGCGCACCACAGGCCCGCACGTGCGGCCGATGGTGCCATCTCCGAGCGACCTCCGCGCGGCGGCTGCGTTCCTACGCGAGCGGGCGCACGAGGACGACGAGGTGCTGCAGCGCGTTGCGGCATGGCTCGCGCTCAAAGGCGCGCGATGATCGACTCAGTCCAGCGCGCGCGGATATGGGCGCTGATACGCGCCGACGTCGCGGCGTGCGAGAGCGGCGACTCGCTGCCGCCGTGGTACGGCCAGCCCGAAGATGCGCGTCTCGAGGCTGCGTGGCGCAAGCTCGTTGCCGTCGACGTCAGCGACCGCACGCGGCACATCGACGAGGTGCAGGCCGACCTGATGCGCGCTCGTGCGGAGTGCGACGTCGCGCTCGCGGTGCGTGATGGCGAGTGGCGTGACGCGCTCGACCAGCCGCGCCCGACATGGCGGCGTCTCATCGCAGAGATGCGGCGCATCCCGATTGCCGACCTCGCGCAGATTGCCGAGCTCGATGACACCATGGGTGCGCTCGCACGTGTTGCGCTGCGGCCATCAAATCGCACAAAGAGTGCGGACGTCCGTTGACGCACTGCACATCGTCGCGTAGCGTTGATGCGGCTCAATAGAAATGGGCTCGCGGCGGTGAGACGCCCGAGCCCGTGACCGAGAAAATGGAGGTTTCCCGATGCGGTTTCATATCTCATTTCACGTGGTCCGTCCAGTGCTAGCGCGCGCCTTTGAAGGGCGGATGCACTGATGGTCTGGTTCAGAGTTGACGACGGCTTCCACGACCATCCGAAGGTCGAGGCGTTGCTTACGGGCAAGCACGCGAGCGACGCGATCGCGCTCTGGACGCTGGCTGGATCGTGGTGTGGAAAGCACCTGACCGATGGTGAGATCAGCGCGTCCAAGGTCGCGCGGCTCGGCATCCGGCATCATGCGAAGGCCGCGCAGGAGCTGGTTCGCGTGCGACTTTGGGAGGAAACCGAGACTGGTTTCCGCTTCCATCAGTGGACCGAACGACAGGCTGCGCGTGCAGACGTTGACCAAACGCGACGCGAATCAGCCGACAGAATGCGACGGTTGCGCGCTAATCAGCGGGCACGCCGGGAAGAGACGGGCCGCGAATCTATTGATGAATCTGGAAATGTTCGCGCGAACAGCATCGAGCACGTTCGCACGAACGACGCGCGAAGTTCGCGAGTGCAAGTCTTCGAGCGTTCGTCAACCCATTCCATACCATTCCATTCCGTACCATACCAAAACCAAAACCAAGACACCGCGCCTGCTCGCGAGACACTCGCGAGTGTTCCGCGAGAGGTTGGCGAGGCACTCGCGATACCCTCGCGCCTGACCTGTACCTCCGACCTCCGACCTGTACCAGCGAACACGACCCAATTGCCTTTGGTTGCTGACTCTTCGTTCCACCGTCGAGCGCTTGAGCGTGTCGTCGGCGAAGTGCGCGGCAGGCCGTGGAGCGTACCGACGCAGCGATTCGCGATGGCTGCTCGTGCCGATGAGGTCGTCGAGGAGATTCGCGAGATGGCTGCGAAACTCGACCTAGCGCCCGACGACCTGTGCGCGCTAGCTTTCGAGCAGTGGGTCAAGCACCGCGAGAACCGCAACGAGAGCACGCAGCCGCATTTGTGGCTGGACGACTGGGCTGGTCAGTTGCCGCCACCGCCGAAGCCGAAGGAGAAGTGGCGTGACCTCGAAGGCTGAGCAGCTCTGCGACGTCAGCGCCGAGCGCGCCCTACTCGCTGCGATGCTGGCCGATGCGCGCGTTGCCGACGCGTACGGCTGCCCCGCTGACGCCTGGACCGTGCCGCTACACGAGGCCGTCGCGAACGCCGTACGCAGCCTGCTAGACGCGTCTCTGCGCGTCAGCGAAGCCACCGTCGTCTCGCACCTCCGACAGCGCCAGCAGCTCGACGCGCTCGGCGGTCCCGACGTCGTGTACGCGCTCTCGACTGGCGGCGCGCTGCTCGTCGACGTCGCGGTCGTCCACGCACGCGTGCTCGCGCTCGCAGGGCTGCGTCGCAAGGAGCGGCACCTGCTAGACGCGCTCGCGGCCGTGCGCACCGAGAACGTCGCGGGCGCTGCCGTTCACTGCGCAGCCGCGCTCGAGGACGACGCAGCGTCGAGCGTCGAGTCGTTCTCGCTCGCGGAGGGCGTCGAGCGAGCCTACCTGCGCGCCACCAGCACTGACCAGATTGGACTGGTGCCAACAGGTATCCGCGCCGTCGACGAGGCTATCGCGGGCCTCGGCCCCGGCGACCTCGCCATCGTCGGCGCAGACACCAACGTCGGCAAGAGTTCGCTGGCGCTCACGATGGGCGAGAAGCTCGGCGCGCAGAAGCTGCTGCTCGGATACATCAGCATCGAAGACCCGCGCCAGCTTATCGAGGACCGTCTGCTGTCGCGATTCTCGCGCGTCAGCGGGCACGCCATCCGCGCCAAGCAGCTCAGCTACGAAGACCACGAGCGCATCGCGCACGCCGTCGCGACAACGCGGCAAGCGGGACCGACCGCGGGATTCGTGACGTCGTGCATCCCCGGCGCGACTGACTCCGACGTCGTGCGCGAGATGGCGCGGCTCGTGCGCGTCATGCACTGCGACGTCGTCTTCGTCGACTACGCACAGGCAATCACGTGCAGCACGAAGACCGAGAACACGCGTCTTGAGGTGCGCACCATTGCGTCGCGCATCAAGGCCGCTGCGTCGCGACTCGGCATCCCGGTCTGGCTCGCATCGCAACTCACCGTCGAGCGTGGCGAGGGCAAGGAACCCGGCAAGCATGACCTGCGCGACTCACGCGACCTCGCGCACCTCGCGGAACTCGTCATCGTGCTGTGGCGCAAAGAGGAGCAGGACAGCGCTGTCGTCCACGGCCGCATCGTCAAGGGCAAGACGGGCGGCAATGGCGTCACGTTCCAGTTCAAGCGCGGCGCGGGCGGCAGTCTCAAAGAGGTAGACGCCGTCGAAGATTCAACGCTCTACACCGACCGACGAGGACGTCGATGAAGCCGCACACGTGGAAAATCGACGGCGTGCTTGAATGGGGCGAGCCTCGTAGACGCTGCGCGAAGTGCGGGATGCTGGCGCACTGGATTGGCGCGCGCGAGGCGTGCCCGTGGATGATTTCGCATCGCGCTGGAGACGAACGCACGACGCTCGCAGCGGACATCACGCGATGGCCGGGGCCGTACAAACACAACGCGTGGCGCACGTGCAAGCGCTGTGAGACGCGCTTTCGACAGCCGAAGCGATACCGAGCGCTCGCCTACTGCGGGCCAGTCTGCGTGCGCGAGCATGAGCGCGAGCGCAATCGCGACCACGTCGCTGCACATTACGCACGCAAGCGCGAGGCACAGCGCGATGGCGCATGACGACGTCGACGAGCGCATCGCGTACCTGGCGCACGACTGGACGCACGACGGCGTGCGCGAGGTCGGCGGCGAACGCCATCGATGCGTCCGATGCGGCGCGCTGCGTCACTGGCCTCTGAGCGCAGAGTCTTGTGCCACCGTCCTCGAGCACCGCCCTGAAATCGACCACGACACTCCACCGCTATTCGCCGACCAATGGCCCGGCCCGTTTGCGCGGCATCCGACGGTGACGTGTGTGATTTGCGAGCGTGCTTTCCGGCGACCAATCGGATACGGCAACGCGTCGACGTGCAGCTCGTCCTGCAAACACACCAAAGACCGGCGTCGCCGCGCAGAGCGGCAACGCATCAAGCGTGCTCTCAAGCGAGCACAGCGATGATTGACGACGACGAGCTCGAGGACGTCGGCGTGTATCTCGCGCACGACTGGGAGTTAGAGGGTGTGCGCGAAATCGGCGGTAAACTGCGTCGCTGTCGTCGCTGCGGCGTTCTGCAACACTGGCCTGCTGCGGAGTCGTCGTGCTCGTCGGTGCTGCTGCACCAGCCAGCAGGCGACGTCGCGCAGGGACCGCTACACGACGGCCAGTGGACAGGACCGTATGCGGCGGGAACATTGCCGACGTGCGTTGTCTGCTCGCGCGCGTTTAGACGTCCAGTCATGAACACACTCGGCAAGACCTGCTCGTTGGCGTGCGCGGCCGAGAACAAACGCCTCGCGAATCGTCGCGCGCGACTGGCAGCAAAGGCACGCAAGGCATGAGACAGCACGTCTTCTACGACGACGGCTTGACGCTGGATGGTGACCCGTTGCGCCGTTGCTACGGCTGCGGAGTCGCGGCACACTGGCCTGCAGCGCAGGACGACTGCAACGCAGCATTCTTCAAGTCAGGCGTGCCTATCATGCCGCGCGACGGCACGAAGAAGTGGCCGGGCCCGTATCGCAAGGAAGCGCCGACAAAGTGCGGCCACTGCGGCGAGCTGTTCATCCGCGCGACATACCAGCACCGCGTGCGCTACTGCGGACCGGTGTGCTCGGTGGCGGTCGCGAAGGTCAGGCACAACGAGGGCCGCAAGCGCTGGCCGTCTGCGAGGCATCGATGACGCCGTGCTCGCACGCTGCTACGCTTGCGCCCGCGATGCGCTTGATCATCTTCGGCGGCTGCCAGACGTGCCCGTTTACGGCCACTGACATCATCGGTGAGTCGGCCGACGCGCTGCGCATCGAGCACACCTGTCGCGTCAAAGACGACCGGCTCATCGTCGGCAGCGACGACCTCGCGACTGAGCCGCCCACGGTGCCGCCGCGCTGGTGCCCGATGCGTCTCGAACAGATTGTGGTGCAACTCGACATCGCACCAGACAGGACGAGCAACTGATGGCCGGTCAACTCCCAGCGCAGTGCCGCAGACATCCCGGCTTCGTCGCGGGCAAGTGCGGTGCGTGCGAGATCGCGAAGAACCCCGCAGCGGCCACGGCTGAGAAGCGCATGAGCCCGACGCACGCCAAGCACTTCGGGCGCACGTCGCAGCAGTCGCGAGAAGCGCGCGAGCAGTACGAGGCAGACGCTCGAGCTCGACGCGAAGAGCATCTACGTCAGGAGGCGATGTCCGCGATGCAGGGCAAGGCGCGATGACCCTCGACGTCCGCTTCGTCGTGCCCGGCCCCGTCGTGCCGTGGCAGCGCGCGGCCAGCGTCGGCACGCGCCGCTTCACGTCGACGAAGCAGCGCAGCTACCAGCGCACGGTGCGCCTCGTGGCGATGGCGTCGCGTCCTCGCGGCCCGTGGCTGCCGTCGAAGGCATCGCGCTATCGCGTGGACATCGACGCGTATCTGCCCGACGAGAGGCGGCGCGACCTCGACAACGTCGCCAAGACCATCCTCGACGCGCTGAACGGCGTGCTCTACCTCGACGACTCGCAGGTCGTGACGCTGCTCGTCGCGACGCATATCGACCGTGCAGAGCCTCGCGTCGTCGTAGCCGTGCGCGAGGTCGAGCGCGAGGAGGTAGCACCGCCAAAGAGCCGCCAGCGCGCCGCAAAGGCCATCGCGTGAAGCGCCCTGCACGCAGCCTGCTCAGCATCGACGTCCGACAGGTGCTCGCGGAGCACGTCGCGGAGGTCGAGCTCGTCGCGAGCCTCGAGACCGCGCCCGTCATCGATCCGGCCATCAGCGCCCTCGACGACCGCGCCATCGAGACGATCACCGCCGAGCACTCGGCACGCCGCGCGCGACTGGCCGACGAAGCAACGCGCATGGCGCTGCTCATTCTCGCTCGCGAGTCGAAGGGCGAGTCGCCGCGCCCGCCGTTTCGTGGCGTGCTAGCAGCCCTGCGCGCGCTGGACGAGGTGCGCGTCGATGGTGCGCCGCTGCGCTCGTCGTCGTCGCCGTCGCGATTTGAGCCTGAGCATCGCGGCGCGGCAGGCACGGCATCGGGCGACGTCGCGCAGCGGGCCGTCGAGCGCATCGCGCCGGTATCGCGTCTGTGGGCGCAGTGTCTCGCCGGCGGCTGGACGCTGACCACGTTTCCCGCGCTAGCACGCCTGTCGGCTGAGCAGGCCCGCGAGGTCTGCATATGGGCGACGCTCGGCATACCAGGCGCGCGCGTCCCACTACAGCATCCGCAGCCGATGCGCGGCGAGGGCGCACGGCAGAAGCAGCCGCGTTACAAGCTCGCAGTCCGCGGCAAGCCACGCGTCGGCGAGGACGTCGACCCCTTCGATGACCCGTCACCACGCGACGTCGCCGAGCACGCAAGCGCAGTCTTCGGCGTCGAGGTGCCGGTGGGCCACGTCGTCGCACTCCGACGCGAGGGCATCGCGGAGCTATACTCACGACTGGCAGGGCGCGGGCTCATTCCGCGCGATGGGAGGCTGGACGCTATGGCTGCGACACGAGCGACGCCGTGGGACGTGCAGGGCTGGAAGGAAATCGCGACGGTGCTGGGCTGCAGCGACCGTCAGGCGCAGAAGCTAGCAGCGCGGCCAGAGAAGCCCGCGCCGACATACAAGACCTTCGTCGGCGTCGTCGCGGTGCAGTCCGAGTTGCACGAGTGGATGCGCGGCGAGATGCGCCGGAAGTAGCTCCGATGCGTGTTCGTTTCTATTCGCATAGTTTCGCGACAACGGGCTTGCACGACGCGGAAATGCGGCTCTCACTTAGAATCGCGAGGCGAGACGTCACCTGATGGCACGACCAAGCGTCATCACCGAAGCCTTCACGAAGCGCGTATGCGCACGAGTGAGGGCAGGGCTGCGTCTGCAATCGGCGCTTGAGGCCGAAGGCGTCGACAAGCGGAACGCAGAGTACTGGAAGCGCGAAGCCGAGCGGGGCAACCAGCTATACTCGGAGTTTCTCGCGGCCGTCGCTCGCGCTCGCGCAGAGTTCGAAGCTGAGACGCTCGACGTCATTCGGCTGCAAGCTACGCCCACCGACAACGGCGAGATTCAGGACTGGAAGGCGCGGGCGTGGATGCTCGAGCGCATGATGCCCGATGCCTATGCGCCGTCGCAGACGATGGTGCTGAAGGCGCAGGACCAAGCGGCGCAGGACGTCCTCGAGGTCGCGCGCGAGGTGCTGCCGTCGCAGTGGTACGCGGCGCTCCTGGCAGCGCTGGCGGGCGTCGGCGAGGGTGACGCGCAGGGCGACGCCGACGAGGGCGACGAGGCGCACTGATGGGGCAGGGCGGCTACGTCCGCGAGCAGATACGGGCGCGCAAGCTACAGCGGGCCAAGGGCTCACTGGCAGCGCAGGCAGCGCTCAGGCTGGCAGAGCTGAGGCAGGCAGAGTCGCCGACGAAGCGCGACCTCCGCGCGCGCCTGCCGCTCGTGGAGTACGTGCCCGCGCTGTCGCCGCGATGGAGCGCGCCGCATCATCTCGCGCCGGTGGCCGAGCTCTTCGAGCGCGCGCTGCGTGGCGAGACGGTGCGAGCGTGCGTCAGCGTCCCGGCGCAGTTTGGCAAGACGACGCTGATTCAGCACGGCATCGTGCAGATGCTCAGCCGTAACCCGACGTGGCCGGTAGTCTACGCGTCGTATTCGGCCGACTTCGCGCACGACCGTAGCAAAGAGATTCGCGACCTCGCGCGTGAAGCGGGGCTGGCGCTGCGCGACGACACGAGCGCGGCGGGACGCTGGCGGCTGGTCGAGGGCGGTGGCCTGCTCGCGACGGGCATCGGCGGGCCGCTGACTGGATACGCGGCGCAAGTCGTCGTCGTCGATGACCCGCACAAGAATCGCGAAGAGGCCGAGAGCAGGCGCGAGCGCGACAAGGTCGAGGACTGGCTGCGAAGCACGGCACTCACGCGCATTTCGCCGACAGGCTCGTGCATCGTGGTCCACACGCGATGGCACCCTGACGACCTCATCGGCAGGCTCGAGGCTGACGGCTGGCAGGTCGTCAATCTCCCGGCCGTCAACGAGCACGACGAGTCGCTGTGGCCGTCGCAAAGACCGCGAGAGTTCCTGCGTCAGCGCGAGCGCGAGGTCGGTCCGTACGAGTGGGCAGCGCTCTACATGGGCCAGCCTCGAGCGCGTGGCGGTGCTGTCTTCTCTGCGACGCCGACGACGTACACGCAGCCGCCCGGCGAGCTGACGCGCGGCATCGGCCTCGACCTCGCGTACAGCGCGCGGACGTCTGCGGACTGGTCAGTCGCGGTCGTGCTCGGCAAGCACGGGCAAGGCGCGGAGGCGCGGTACTACGTCCTCGACGTGCTGCGTGCGCAGATGCGCGCCAGCGACTTCGCGCAGCAGCTCGCGGCATTTCGCGCGCGATGGCCGCACACGTCGTCGCGCATCTACGCAGGCGGCGCAGACCGTGGCGCGCTCGACTTCCTCGCGCTGCCGCCGCCACGCGGCGTCGGCTTGCAGGTCGAGATCAAGAGCGCTGTCGGCGACAAGTATTCGCGCGCGACTCCGCTGGCAGCAGCGTGGAACGCAGGCCGCGTGCTCGTGCGCGAAGGTGCTGCGTGGACGCCGGACCTCTGCGACGAGATCGCACGATTCACCGGGCAGAACGACGCGCACGATGACCAAGTCGACGCGCTCGCAGCGGCGTTCGATCTGCTTGCGGAGATGCACGCGGGTTCGCCAGTCGCGAGTGCTGGTCGACGCATGAGCGCGGACCTCACGCACGATTTCGCGCCGCCGCAACGCGGACGCAAGAACTATTGGGGCTGAGCCCTCGGAGATGAACCGATGACGAAGCCTCGCAAGCCACGCACCGTCGCAGCAGCAGCGACACCGGAGCCGATGGGCCCGGCTGTGCGTATTCCTGAAATGGGCCGCATCGTGCGCCCGCAGTCGCTGTCGGCGATCAGCGGTCGTGCGCTGCAGCCCGTCTCGCCTGGGCGCATCAGCACTGCGCTGCGCGAGCTCGACTTCGGGAACTACGAATACTGGGCCGACATGGCGACGCAGATGCGCCGTGATCCGGTCGTGCGTCGTGCGTACGCGACGCGCCGCTCATCGGTGGCTGGTCGTGGCTTCGCAGTCAAGGCACCGCCCGATGTTGCGCCTGAGATGCGCGGCGCAGCCGAAGAGCTGGTGCAGCTCACCAAGGAGTGGCTCAACTCTGTCGAGGCGCGCGAGACGTTCTTGATGCGCGTGCTCGACGGAATCGGCATGGGCATTAGCGTTCACGAGCTTGTGTGGTCGCGCGTCAACGGCGCGTGGATGCCGCAGCCGGTGCCGGTGCAAACTCGCAATCTGCGCTACGCCGAAGACTGGACTCTCGAGGTCCGCGACTACGATTACAACTGGTATAACACCATCAATTTCCCCGCGAAGTTTCTTGTGCACGTGCCGTGGACGGACCCCGGTCGCCCGATGGATCAGGGCGATTTCTTGGCGTGCGTCTTCTACTGGATGTTCAAGCGGAACGTGTGGACGTTCTGGCTCATCGGCGCTGAGCGTTTCGGCAATCCTCTTGTGCTCGCGCAGATGGCGGCGTCGTCGGACACGGCGCAGCGCCAGCGCATCCTCGACGACCTGCAGCAGCTCACGGCCGACAGCGTCGGCGTTACGTCGGGCACGAGTAACATCGAGGTCATCAGCCCTGCGGCGTCGGGCTCGACGGCAGTTTGGAAGGAACTGCGCGAGTCGCTGAATCAAGAAATCTTCCTGTCGCTTGGCGTCAGCCCTGACCTCTACCTCAGCGGCGCGAACGGCTCGCGCTCGAGCACGGAGACGCGCGACGGCGTGCGGCTTGAGGGCAGCAAGCTTGACGCGACGCTGATGTGGAACTCGATTACGCGCGACGTGGTGCGGTGGCTCGCGTATTACAACCTGCGCCGCGCTGACATCCCGCTGCCGATCATCGAGACGCTCTTCGACGACACGCTGCCGATCACGCCCGACGCCATCAACGTCGGCGCGGTGCGCATCAACGAAGTGCGCGCGTCGCTGGGCCTGCCTGCGTGGAGCGTCGAGGACGGCGGCGAGAACATCGCGAAGCCTGCGGCCGTCGCCGCGCCGATGCCTGGCGTGCCGTTTGAAGACGAGCCCGCGTTGCCCGTCGAGATGCCTGCCGACGACACGCTCGGAGGTGCGTCCGCGGCTTCCCCTTTCCAGACATCAGCGGGCTCGGCGGGTGGGATGCCAGCCTTGTCGACGATGCGCTCGACATGGCCGACGTCCGCTGTCTCGCCGACGAAGCCGAAAAGACGCGCGTACGCGCAGTTATCGGCCGACCCTACGTCGTCGCCGCGGAAACCACGCTAGAAGGCGTCGTCGTCTTCACGCCGGTACGCGAGGCCATCTCGCGTGCTGCGGCCAGCGCAGCGGGCCCTGCGTCGGCAGAGGACGCTATCCGTGAGGTGCTCGCCAACTACAAGGGCGACCCGGAGATTGAGCGGCTCATCTACGAGGCGAGCGTCAAGAGCGACCTCGCGGGTCAGATGTTTGTGCGGCTGGTCGAGCTCGACCCGATGGGCGCGCAGCGGCAGCTCGCCGTCGACCTCAGACCGGCATTCTTGAAGATGCCGTTCGCAGAGGCCGTCGCATTCTGGCGCGAGCGCGGTGGTGACCCGGCGATTCTAGAAGAGGTGCTGCGCGCATATCGGCGTCGCGCTGCGCTGGCCACCGACGAGCAGCTCGACGTCATCTCGCGACGCGCTGTCGAAGAACTGCGACGCACGCTCGAAGAAGGCAACACGCTGCGAGACTTCTCGCGCGCGATTGACCAGCAGGCGATCACACTCGGCATCGCGCCAGCGGATCCCAGCTATCTCGAGAACGTCTACCGCACCAACGTCGCAAGCGCGTACGGCGCTGGACGCTGGACGCAGATGAACGACCCCGACGTCCTCGAGGCGCGGCCCTATCGCCAGTGGTTCACCGCGCGCGACAATCGCGTGCGAGCGGAACACGCGCCGATGGAGAGCGTGGTCTGGCGCGCGGATAACCCGGCATTCAGCGTCATGGCACCGCCTGCTGGTTTTCAGTGCAGGTGCAGTATCGTGACCGTGAGTCAGGAAGAGTTTGACGAAGAGGGCCTTGCGGCAAAGTTCGTCACGTCGATTCCTGCTGGCTTTGAGATGACGCCTGGATTCGGCGCATCGTCTTTCGTGAGGTGACCATGGCATCGAAGCAAACCGCGACTGCGTTCTCAGACCGTCGCATCCTCGCGCTGCGTGCACAACTCGGCGCGTTTGCCGATGTTGCCGCGAAGCCCGCGATGAAGGCTCCGCTGCTCGTTGATGCCGCGTGCTCGTGGGTCGAGATGGCCTATGAGTCAGCATGGAACGGCCACCCGGCCGGGCCCTTTGAGTTCAATCGCGCGGTGTTTGAGGACATCAAGCGCTTGTACGATGCGAGCGAGCAGCCAGTGCCCGTGCTGTGGGGTCATCCCCGCCACGACCTTGGCGTGCCTATCGACGCGGCCGGATGGATTCAGGCGCTTGAGATTCGCGACGGTGCGCAGGGCGTCGAGCTGTGGGGCTACGTCGAATGGACGAAGGACGCGGCCGACCGAATTGCGCTCGGTGCGCAGCGCTTCTGTAGCGTCGTCGTCGACTTTGCGCCGATTGACCGCGTCACCGGCGAGAGCGCTGGCCTCGCTGAGCTGTACGAGCTGGGCTTGACGCCCTCGCCATTTCTTCCCGGCATGACGCCGATCACACTCTCCCGCGTCGGGGCTCCGTCGCGGAAATCCACAAGGAGTCTCGCAATGGATCCCACGAAGGTTTTGATGTCAATCGCGACGGCGCTCGGGCTCAAGAAAGACGCCACGCCGGAAAAGATGAAGAAGGCGTTTGACGCGCTCGTCGCGCTTGCTGGCGCGATGGCTGAGGAGAAGGAAGCGATCCTCGAGCCGGTCGCCGAAGGCGTCGCGGAAATGATGGACGAAAAGAAGGTCAAGGGCCTCGCGCGCATCGCCGCCAGCGTCCGCAAGCTCGCGGACGAAATCATGGTCGAGCCGATGGCCGAAATGCCAGAGGTCGAGGATCTCGCTGCGGAGGCCACTGAAGCCGCGGGTACGATGGTGCTCGGCAAGCTTGTCGAGGCGACTGGGATGGATGAGGTGTGCGTGGACGCGGCCGCCACCGAGAAGCTCGACCAGATCGCGGCGCTGCTTGTCGCGGGCCCGGTGTCGGGCATGACGGCCGATGCAAACGCGCAGCTCTCGCGCACGGTCACCGAGCTCTCGGCGCACAAGGCGCGCGCGGTCGAACTTGCCGCCACCGTCACCGCGCTTCAGGCGCAGGTCGCGGAGCTGTCGCAGGAGCGCGCGCAGCGTCAGGCGCTTGAGCGCACGGCCCGCATCGCGGCGTCGTTCTCGCGGCTGCTCGGCGAGGGCCGCGTTACTGAGGCGCAGCGCGATGCGTTTGTCGCTGCGAGCGAGCAGAACGAGAAACTCGCGCTCGACATTTACAGCGCGCTCCCCGCGACTGCGCAGCCGCCTGTTGGCGCGATGGTCACCGGCGCGAAGGCCGCGCGCGAGAACGCGGTGTCGAAGCTCAGCGCGAGCAACGACCCGCTCGTCAACATTTTCCGCAACGATGCCAAGGCCGCGGGCCTTCGTGGCAAGGCTGCGGATGACCATGTCGCCGTGATGCTGTCCAAGCACGCGGCTCGCAATTCCAACGCGTGACGCGCGTCGGTTCACCCGCTCAATAGGAGATCACCATGGCTGCACTCACCGCAATGACCGCGCGTCAGACGCGCAACGATTCGCTCGCTTCCTACGCCACCTACACCTGCACGACCGGCACGACCATTTACGAGGGCTCGCTCGTGATGGTGACCGCCGCGACCAACCTCGCGCTGCCTGGCGCGGACACCGCTGGCTGCACCTTCGTCGGCATCGCGACCGAGACGGTCACCAGCGCTGCCGCTGGCGCGACCATCAACGTCAAGTTTGGCCACGAAGAGCTGCTCGGCGCGGCTTCGTCGCTCGCTGCCGTCACGGGCGCTGCGTGCGTCATCAGCGACTCGGACCTCGTGACCACGGTTGCGGCTGGCACCAACGACGTGAAGGTTGGCGAAGTCGTCCAGCCCGTCTCCACCACTGCTGCGTGGGTGAAGATCCGCAGCGCGGCGACGCTCTGATAGCGTCAATCGAATCCCACTCAGGAGTGAAACATCATGTCTGACTCATCGCACGTTATCAATCAGACCGCGATTGACGCGGCCGCAACGGTCTTCCGCACCATGGCCGACGAGCTGTTCACCAGCTCGGCCGATCAGGGCCTCGTCAACGCGCTCTGCGAGACGATTCCCGCGGACGGCGGCACGACCACGTCGATCATCCTCGAGGACTTCCTCGGCAACTGGCTCGAGTTCGACGGCGCGCGCCAGACCGGCGTGAGCCGCGCGTACCGCCTCAACGTCCTGCTCACCACGTGGGCCGTGCAGCTCAAGGTCCGTCGTCGTGATGCCGAGTACGATCGCAGCGGCATCGTCGCGGCGCGCGTCCGCAAGTTCATGAGCGCGGCGCAGTCCTACAAGGACTACGTGCTGCATCAGGGCCTCTTCCTCAACAGCGGCGACGGCCCTGTGGGCTTTGACGGTGTCAACCTCTTCTCGACGTCGCACCCGAATGGTCCCTCGGGCAACCAGTCGAACAAGACCACCAGCGCGCTCAGCCCGCTGACCTTCGACACGGCGTTCGCGTCGATGACGTCGCTGCAGCGCGAGAACGGCGAGCCGTTCCGCATCGTGCCGCGTTACCTCATCGTCGGCCCGAAGAACCGCCTCGTCGGCTCGGAAATCACGAAGATGGACATCCGTGGCCGCAGCGTCGCGAACACCGGCCTTGAGGCTGGTGCAGCGGTCGTCGCGAGCGCTGGCGTCTCCAACGCCTACAACGGGCTCGTCGACCTCATCGTCGACCCGCGCCTCGTCGGCACGCAGGACGACTACTGGTACCTCGTCGGCGAGGGCCCTGGCGGCGCGAAGCCCATGTTCTTTGTCGAGGGCGCGGCTCCGCGCGAGCAGCTCGACATCGACCTCAGCAGCCCGACCGTCATGCAGAACGACGCGCTGACCTTCGGCCTCATCGCCGATGGCCAGTACGCGGCTGGGATGTGGCCCTGCATCTACGGCGGAATTTTGTAGCCGGTTAGATGTTACCTCCGTGGTATGCTTCGGCGTGCCACGGAGGTTTCATCATGTTGGCTGAATACAACGGCAATTCGCGAAAGAGCGGGATCTACTGCATAAAAAACACGGCCAACGGTCGTGTTTATTTTGGGTCTGCCAAGGTTTTGAAGCAGCGATTTGTTCAACATGAAATTGCGCTTAGGCGTAACAAGCACGCCAACCGGTTCCTACAGGCTGACTTCAACAAGTGCGGGACCGATTCATTTGTTTTTGTAGTCATTGAAGTTGTGAATGGTGATCGCGCGCAAAGGCTTGAACGCGAACAGTTCTACCTGTCGAAGTGGCACGATCGCGGCAAGCGCTGCTACAACATTCGACACGAAGCGGCGAGTCGCGAAGGCGCAGCAGATCGTGACCCTGAAGCCTCACGTCAAAGGCGTTGTGCTGGTACTCAGTCGGCATGGGACGCCAAGACGCCCGAAGCACGAGCGCAGCATCGCGAGTCGTTGCAGCGATTCTACGTCGAGCATCCCGAAGCGCGGGCCGCTATCGCAGTCACGTCGAAGGCGCGGCACGCCGACCCGGAATACGCTGCGAAGGTATCGGCCGCAGGTCGCAAGCAATCGCCAGAGCACATCGCGAAGCGCGTTGCAGCAGCTCGGGCCGCAGGCGCATACACGCAGAGCGAAGAGCGTCGCGCGCGCGTCGGTGCCATGCGTCGTCGCAAGTTTCCGCCGATGGTCATCACGGGACCAGACGGCACCAAGTACATGACGTCGGACCTCCGCGCGTTTGCGTCGGAGCACGGGCTACGTTATCGCAGCCTCTACGAATCCTATCGGATGCGCCGTTGTGTTATCAGCGGCTGGCACATCGAGGTCGCGGAATAGACGACAGACCATGCGAGTCGCAGTCGCGCGCGAGCGTGATGGCGGGTGCAACTCCCGCCGATGGTCCCGCTGCATATCGCAGCGTTCATCATGAGGAGATGAAGCAATGGAATACGATCACGCCACGCCATACGGGCACGTCGCGAGCAACGCGCGTCCTGAGTCGCGCCTGCTGGTGCGCGTCACCGTGCGTCCCGGCCACATGGGCCAGATGCTCAACGACGGTCGCGTTTACCCGTCAGGCACCCACGACATCCAGATTTACCGCAGCGAGTTGCCTGCGTTGCAGAAGCTCGTCGAGACTCGCGAGTCCGACTATCAGTCGTGCGTCGCGAACCTCTCGACGTATGTCGCCGACTGGTGCGCGCAGACCAAGCGCAGCGAGGCCGAGTGTCCGATCAGCGCTGAGTCGCAGTTCCGGCAGATCACGCTGCGGGACGTGCTCCCGCTCCAAAAGGTCGAGGTGCTGCGCGAGCTCGACACCATCGAGATCGAGCACGAGCGCAAGCGCGCTGCGGCCATCGCGGAGACGGCTGCGCAGGTTGCGTCGCCGGGCGCAAACGACGCGGTGCTCGCTGGCGTTGTCAGCGCGCTTGAGAAGCTGAACGCGAAGCTCGACGCGGCGACGCAGCAGAGGCGCGGCTGATGGCTGGCGCGCGCCGCAAGGCTAAGGCCGACGCTGACGCACAGCAGCCTGCACAGGACGTCGTAGACGCTGCGCCCGTGCCTGCGCCCGTCGTCGTCGCACAGCCTGCGGTGCGCGCTCCTGTCGCGGCTGGCGAGCGCGTGCGCTTCACGACTGTCGCAGGCGTCTCGTGCGAGGCCGTCGTGGTCCGCGTCGACTGGGTGAACGGCATCGAGCTCCGCGTGCACAAGCCGAGCGGCTTGACGTTCGTGACCTACGCCGACGAGGGCGAGGGCCCCGGCACTTTCCAGCGAGGCGTGTGATGGCGTTTCTGACCGACGCGTACATCGAATCGATGCTCGGTGGCGGCACTCGTGGCCCCGCGCAATACGCGGCCATTGCAAGCGACGCAGGCGCACGCTCGGCGTACATTGCTGCGGCCGATGCGACGGTGCTCTCGGCTTGCCGCAAGGGCGGCTATTCGTCGGTCAGCCTGTCGCCGCAGCAGCCGTCGAGCGGCGATGCGTTCGAGCTGCTGCGCTTGATGAGCTTCGGCGTCTGGCTCAAGACCGCGTCCTTCTACGCGCGCGGCGTCGAGATTCCCGCGACCATCGTCGCGACGGTGCCTGACCCGTCTTCGCTGTACGCGACCGATGGTGTGCGCATCGACTTGCCCGGCCTCGACCGCGACCCGCTCGGCGGCGACGGTGGCGCGGACATCATCAACGGAACTGAGCTTACCAGCAGCGAGCGTGTCTTCTCGACGCGGTCGCTGATTCTGTTCTGATGGCCGTCTCGTATCCCGGCGGCCAGAGCCCCGACAAGGCGGCGCGTGCGTGGGGCGCGATGATGCGGCGCACGACTGACCTCGGGCCCGCGATGAAAGTCGGCGCTGAGTCGGTCAATCGGCTGCTCAAAACATCGTTCCAAGAGAGTCGCACGCCGACCGGCACGAGTTGGAAGCCGCTCGACCCTGAGACGGTCAAGCGTCGTCGCAAACAGTCAAGCAAGCCACTGATTGACACAGGCGTGCTGCGCAACTCGACCTACGCACGCGGCGGTGCTCGCACGATTTACTTTGGCACAAACATCGGTTACGCGGGCTTTCAGCAATTCGGGACTCGTCGCATCCCAGCGCGGCCCTTCCTGCCGATTACGGCGCAGGGCGAACTGACAATGGCGGGACCGGCGAAAACCGTGTTTGACCGCATCAAAGCGCAGGTCGGTAGCTACATCATCAACGGAAAGCTGGTGCGCTGATGGCTGCTGTCGATGACGTCGCCATTCGCCGCGCGTTGCGCGAGGTCTGCGAGGGCACCATCGCTGGCGTGCGTGCGCTGACGCCGGGCCTGCTGTCGGCCGACATCGCTGGCGGTGCGAGCGACCTGACGCTGTCGCGTCGTGGCGTCGCGGTGCCGCGCGTCGACATCGCCGTCGCGTATCCAATGCTGGACGAGCGCCCGCAGCAGCCCAGCAACATCTGGATGCGCGGCATCGAGGTTACGCTGACGTACACGTATCTGCTCGAAGCGCAGACGCTGCTCGCGCCTGAGTATCAGGCCATCAAGTCGACGGCGGCTGAGACGAGCGACCTCGTGGCGCAGGCGTACGCGTGGCCTGGCAAGCTGACGACGACGAGCGCTGGTGTCGCCACTGGCATCGTGAGCGGCGTGCTTGCGTGGCAGGGCACGACGGTCGTCCGCGATGATGCGCCGCGCTCTGGCGAGACTGAAGGCGGTGGGCTCTACCAGCTCGAGCAGCGATACACCGGCGTCGTGCTGACCGCAGCGGCGATCACCTAGGAGAACCAGACATGACCGTTCAAGTTTCTGCGCTCGGGCGTACGCGAATCGCTGCCGAAGCCGCGTTTGCCGTCGATGAATCCGGCACGCCTGCGAACTTCCTCGACCTGCCGATTGTCGAGAACTCGGGCACGTTCGTCCCGCTTACCGACCATCTCGAGCCTGAGTTGCAGCAGCAATACCTGCACAGCTTCACCAATTCCAAGATGGTGCTCGCGAAGAAGTCGAGCACGCTTGCGCTGCAGACGTACCTTGCTGGCACTGGCGCACCGCAGGACGGTAACAACGCGTGGTCCACGACCTGGGCGCTTGGTCGTCTGCTGTCGGTGCTGATGGGCGCTGTTCAGCAGGGTACGCCTCAGGCTGCCGCAACGACGGTGCAGGCTGGCTCCACGACGTCGTCGGTCAATGTCACGGCCGGGCACGGCAATACGCTTGGCTCGCCCGGCGGCGCGTATGCGGTGCGCATCCAGTCGACGGGGCTTTACGAAGCGCGTGAGATTCTGTCGTGCACGGCTAACGCAGTCGTGCCTAAGGTCGCGCACAGCTCGGCTCCGGTGGCGGGCGAGCCGATTATCTGGGCAACGACGTTCGGCCTGACGAACAATCAGGCGGGTCTGCTGTCGACGCTGCAATTCATCATTGAGGGCGCGGAGAGCGGCGATGAGTACGTCGGTCTCGGGATGCAGGGCACGCTCGCGATCGACATCACGCAGGGCCAGATCGCAAAGCTGTCGGCCAATCTCACCGGCGCGTCGTGGGTGCGTAGCGCCGCATCGCTTGCGGCGTCGACCATCACGGACTTCTCGCCTATCGCGCACATGACGTCCGAGCTCATCCTCGGCACCGGCACCATCACGTCGACGCAGACGCGCAACCTCGTGTCGCACTCGTCGTCGACCTGGACGCCGGGGCTCGCTAACCTGCCGGTAACGTCGCCGGAAGGGCCTGCGTCGTCGGGCATCATCGGCTGGAAGCGCGCGCGCGGTCGCGCCATCACCGGTCAGGTTCAGGTCTACGACGACGCGGCGACCAACTGGATCACAGCCGACACGAACCGCACTGACCTGTCGCTGTTTCAGCAGATCGGCATGACGACGTCGGGCATCGTGCTCTTGAGCGCGCCGACCGTGCAGCTCTCGGTGGTGCCCCCGCGCACGCCTGCAAACGACCTGTACGGCTTTCTCGTCTCGTGGGCTGGCCGCAACGACGAAGCCATCAGCAGCCCGTCTACGGATGTCCAGCGCTCGGCGTTCCGCATTCACATCTTCTGAGCACAACACCCGCAGAACTGCGCTTGAGGAGGCGCACGTATGCACTACGAATCCGACCCGACCAAAGAGCTACACGTCTCTGTTTCGTTCGACCCCGCCATCGATCGTGCTGCGATGGGCCGCGACTTCGCGGCGCACTTCGGCACGGTGGGCGAGCGGCAGGACGATATCCGCTACGGCAACCGCGACCGCAAGCTGCTGCGCTTCGTCGAGGGCGCTCGCGCGAGCGTGTTTGTCCTGCGCCCGCTACGCGTCTATGAGCGCGCGCAGTGCGACTCGCTGCCGACTGCCGAGTCACGCTGGCTGCGTGCGCTGTCCTATGCGCTGGTGCGCGCGGAGGTCTGCCCGCCGTTGTCGTGGAAGAGCGAGGTCGTGTTTCCGCGCGAGAGCAGCGACGGTCGGCCGATTCTCGACAGCGACGGGCTTGATTACCTCGGCGAGCTCATCTCCTACGAGGCGCTGCTCGAGATCGGAGCGGTGGCGTACGCGAGGAGCAAGCTCGGCCCTTTCGGCGGGGGCTTTGCGCCGCTGCCGGCTACCTCGGCGTTCGTGCTGGCGCGTCAACTCCTGTCCCATGCGGACACCCCCACGGCGACCGCATCCGACACGTCGACCATCGCCGCGGGCTAGACATGGCCCGTGCGGACGCTAGGAGCGTGCGCATCGCGTGGGACTGCGACTGCGGCGGCGAGAGGCTGGTCGCGGTACGTCGCGGCTCCAGCGCGGGCCTAGGCGCTGCTGTCGAGCGCATCCGCAACGGCATCGGCAAGATGACCAACGACACGCCGACGTCGTGCCCGTGGCGTGCGTACGGCGACCCCGTCGTCGCTGCTGCGATGGCGATGCGTCGGCACTGGTCGCACGGCGCGATTGACGTAGACCAGCAGCTCGCGGTCGTCGTCGACGCGCTGCTTGAGATCGATGGCGCGCAGAACACGGTCGAGGCGATGGACCTGCGAGCGGAGCGCGAGCGCCGCGAGTCGGAGCGTCGGATGTCAGAATCTCAGCGGACGAGGTGATCGATGGCTGAGTATGATATTCAAGCAAAGGTCACCTACGACACGACGCAGGCGCAGGCGTCGCTCAAAGGTGTCGCACAGGCGGCTGGCGATACGGCCACGGCAACGACCAAGGTCGGCGATGCCTCTGCCAAAGCACAAGTCAATGTCGGCCAATTTGGATCGTCGCTTGGTCTTGCAGGTCAGGCGGTCGGCAAGCTGAGCCCGCAGATGGGCGGCCTTGTCACGATGGTCGGATCTGCGACGGGCGCGATGCAGTCGTTGATGACCGCAGGGCTTGGCCCTGTTGGTTTGGCAATTGGAGCCGTATCCGTTGCGTTGTCTGCCGCAACAGCTTTGTGGGACAGCCAGCAAGCGGCAATCAAACGCAACGAGGACGCGCTTCGCGAGTACGACAAAATCCAATCCGAAATCGCAGCGAATCAGCGCGAACGCGCGCGTGATCGCGAGATGGAGCAACTCGACGAGGAATACCGCAACTCAGAAGCAGGGCGTCGCGCGCGCAATCAGGCAAACTGGGAACGAGGCTACGAGCGCAATCGTCAAGCAGATTTGCAGCGCATGGCATTGCTTGCCGAAGAACTTGACGCAGAAGAACAACGACGCCAAGAGCGCCGCCAACGTCGCGCAGCAGCAGGAGGAACGCGTCGTCCAACGCTTGAGCAGCTGATGCAACAAGCAGGAGCTGGTGGCGCTCTGTCGCTTGAGGGTTTGAATATGGAGACGCTCGGGCGCGAGCCCGAAGCGATGGCCATCGCGCAAACTGACAAGGGCGCAGACATCGAGCAGCAACGCTACCTTGAGCAGCTTGACCGCAATCGCGCGTACCTCGAGGAGCGTGAGGCTCAGGAGAAGGAAGCGGCTGAGCGTCTGGTCGCGATCAACGACACGGTGTTTCAAGCGCTTGAGTCGGCGTTCTCTTCCAGCGTCAACGCATGGCTCGACGGCTCGATGTCGATGGGCGAGGCTGCGCTTGAGATGGTCAAGAACGTCGCGAAGTCGCTGGCGAGCGAAGCGATCATTCAAGGCCTCAAGCAGACCGCGCTCGGCTTGAGCGCGCTTGCGGTCGGCTCTCCCACGGCGGCCGGACACTTCGCAGCCGCTGGCAAGTGGGCTGCTGTTGGCGTCGCGGCTGGCATCGTAGGCGCTGCGTCTGGCGCGTTCGGCGGCGGCGGTGGTGGCGGTGGAGCGCCTGCTGCGGCCACTGGCGGGCCTGCGCTGACGGCTGGCGCGCGCGAGGGCGCGGGCACGACGGTCGTCATCAACTGGGGCTCGTCGGGCCTTGTGTACGCAGCAGACCGCGCGCAGCTCGGGCGCGACATCAGCGGCATGATCAGCGAGGCGCACGGACGCCTCGGGCGAGGTATGTGATGCCGCGTGACCTCTACTCGTGCGCGTGGGATTTTGCGGCGCTGAACGCTGGCGTCGTCGACGCATCAAACGCCGCAGTCATCGCGGGCACCATCAGCGGAAATCTCGGATTTGAGACTGGCCTTTACATGCACGGCGACGTTCAAGGCATCGCTGACGGCGTCTCCATCCTCGCGTTCAGCACGGCCGTCGAGGGGCTTATTACCGGCCTCACGTGCACGTTCTCGCTGTCGACACTCAAGTACACGCTCAGCGCGGCGGGCACGTTCAGCGTTACCTGGACGGGTGCGGCTGGCGTCGTCATGCGTGATTTGCTCGGCTTCTCTGGCAACCTCAGCGCGGCGAGCAGCTACACGTCGGACTTGCGTCCGAAGTACCTTGTCGTCTCGCGTCTCGCGGGCCAGTCGGAAGTGCACGAGACGTACGAGCCTGGCGGCCGCATCTCCTACGCAGAGAGCGACAACGGACAGGCGTACAGCACGCACCCCGTTGAACTGCCGACGTATCGCGATTGGACGCAGCCCTTCGAGACGCTTGAAGGGCCGACTGACGCCGAGTGGTCGGGTAACAGCGCAGTCGGCGGCACCGCTGTCCGCACGGCCAACGTGGGCGCTGCGACAAAGATCACGTGGACGTGGGAAGCGCTTATCAAGCATCTTCGCGCGACATATCCTTTTGCGCTCGTCGACCGTGCGACGTCGACTGAGGGCGAGGGCCAGCTCTACAAAATGCGAGGCGAGGCAGCGCACTTCGACCCGACGCGCATCACGGCCGACTACGACGGGCACTGGTCGATTCCATTCCGCACGCGTCAGCTTGACGCCACCACGCCTGCCGTATGAGTCTCGTCGACGTCATCGAGCGCGGCAGCGGGCCGCTTGCGTTTCGGCTTGTCATCGCCGGGCATCCGCTTGAGTTCGTATCGGCGTCGTACCTCATCGGCGCAGGCACCGCCGACCGCGAGCGCATCGGCGGCCTCGAGGCGCGCAGCATCCAGTGGTCGGAGTCGCTGGACCCTGCGGCCGTCAAGTTACGTGCGCAGGGATTCACGGCGCGCATCGTCGAGGATGGCAGTCACCGCACTGGCGACTCGTTTGTGCGCCAGCCGTCGCGCATCAACTATCTAGCGTCGACGGTGACTGCGAGCACGGTCGCCATTCCGATGGCGAATACCAACCACGCCAACGGCGACATCTTCTACCTCGGAAACGAGTGCTTCAAAATCACGTCAGGCGGCGGCACCGCTGCGCCCTCGTGCTCGGGCACGCGTGGCTATCGCGACAGCATCGCGACGGCGCACTACGTCGACCCGACGCTGGGCCTGTCGCGGCCTGAAATCACGCTCGAGGAGCCCGGCCAATACAACGGCCGTCCAAGCATCGAAGGCTCGCTCGCGTACCTGTACGCGTACGGCGACGGCGAGACGGGCGACGGCACGCTGGTATGGCGCGGCATCGTCGCGGCACAGCCGAAGCTGCGCGATCTGACGGTGTGGGAGGTCGAGCTCGACAGCGTCGCGAGCGTTCTCGACCAGACGCTCGGCGCAGACCTCGCAGAGCCGTCGATGCTGCGCGGCATCAACTACAACGCGCAGACCGCGCCGACACTGCAAATCAGCATCCTTGCGGGCGATGACATTGACAGCGCCATCGCTCATACCGCGACGGTCGGAGGGTCTGATCTTGCAGGCTTCTACGAGACGCAAGAGGAGTTCTGCGCCGCGCTCAACGCGCTGATTCGCACGGCCTCGAGCACGTGGGGAACGCACGCGCTAAACCGCACGTCTGGCGAGCGGCCGACGCTGAAAGCCACGACCACAGACACGGGCGCGTGGACGCTGGTCTATTCCACGCCGAGCACGTCGCATCGATACTGCAAAGTCGACAGCGAGAACGCGTGGACGTCTCGCGTCGATCCTGAGTTTAGCAGTTCACTGTTCTTGCGTCGTGATGATGGCGTCCGCGTCGATACTGTCGGAGCAAGTTCTAGCTACACGTGCCAGTCGTTCGACCGCGTAGACGGCTCAGGCACCGTGCCGCGCGGATTCATCGGCGAGCAGACCGACGCATTCACCGACACGGTCTACATCGGCGGCACGCTGTCGCTGACCGCTGGCGATACCATCAGCATCGAGTGGCCTGCGTTTGATGGCAAAGAGGCATTCACGCGCGACTACTATGTGACCGCCTGGGACTCGACATTGCGCCGCGCGACGGTGCGCCGTCGTCGCGTGCATGGCCCGCGGCCTGGTGTCGTCGATCGCTATTATACCGCGTCGTCGGTGCCGAGCGTCACGACCTCGCGCAGCTACGTGACGTCGGGCACGTTCGCGGACTTCCTGACCGCGCTGCTGACTGATTCGCCGGAATACTCGGCGGCTGGTCGAATGCCGCTGGTCACTGCCGAGCACGTCGACACGACCAGCGTCATCGGCGATGTCGTAGCAATTGCACTCGGTCGCGACTGGCTTTCAACGCGCACGTACCTCGGCACCAGCGACGTCTCGCTCGCGAAGATGATCGAGGAAGAGTGCAAGCTGTACGGGCTTGTCCCATCGATCACGTTTGATGGTCGCTTGTCCTACGTGCCCTTTCGCGTGGGCGCTAGCACTGAGTTTGCGGCCTACACCATCGATGAATCAAAGAACCTCAGCGGCGCGCAGATGCCGGGCTTTGAGCCGTCGGCGTTTGGCTTGCTGAACACCATTCAGCTCAAGACGGGCTTTGACCCGAAGACTAGCAAGCATATCGGCCGCACGTTCATCGTTCGCGACTCGGCGGCGCTGTCACGCAATCCGCTCCCGCGCATGATGAAAGTCGAACCGCGCTCGTCGTGGGCTGACGACCTCGCCATTCCGTATAGCGAAGTCCTCGCGATGGCGCAGACGTGGCTTGGCGTGCTCGGCGCGGCCTACCAGACGATCACCGTCGCGTGCCGCCTCGACGCCATCTTTGCAAGCATTGGCCAACAGGCCGCCGTTACGGTCGCGCAGCTGCCGAATACGCTCGACGGCGGCCGTGGGATAGTCCTCGCATCAGGCGTCGTCATCGGCCGCCGCGTGCGCCTGCTAGACGCCATCGTCGAACTCACCCTGCTGACGACGCAAGTTCGCGTCGCGGGATATGCGCCGTCGTCGCTGGTCGACACGGTGACGCTTGTCAGCGGTAGCAGCTACGACATCGCGCTGAATATGTCGCAGCCTGGCGGCTACGCATACGTCGAAAAATGGCAAGTCGGCGACGTGGCTGAACTGCTGCAATACGACACTGCTTCGCCGACGTCGGTAACCGCAACAATCACCGCGGTTGATGTTCTGACTGCGACGGTGACCGCCACGCTGAGCGGTGCGCCACCATCGGGCACCCTGACGCTGGAATATCGCGACGCGCCAAACGTCATCGCGCAGCAAGAGCGTTACGCATTCATCGCGCTCGAGGATGGCACCGGCGGCAACGTCATCGAGTTTGCGTCGGGTAACGTACCGCCGCGTCAATTCGCAAGCTGAGGACGCATGAGCACCAGCAACGTCGGCGGCTTGATTCGCGGTGTCTCGACCACGTACAGCGATTTCGGCAATCAGCCCGTCCGCACGTCGACGTGGCAGACCGTCGCGAACAACTGGAACCACACGGCCGACGAACGCTCGCGCGTGCTCGTGTGCTGGTCGCCGCGCTCCACGACGACGGGCGGCTACAGCATCAAGGTCGCTGGCGCGTGGACAAGGCTAATGAGCTTCGGGCCGTTCCCGCTGCTCGTCGGCGCTGACGGCACGCCGTATCCGGTGCGTCTTGCGGTCGGTGGTCGGTCGACGGCATCGAGTCAACTGCGCATCGGCGTCTGCGTGCTCGGCGCTGCGGATGCCGACATGAGCGCGTCAGTCGCGCCGTCGAATGTGCTCGAGAGCGCGGCCTTCAACAATACGACCAACCTCTGGCGCAAAGACGGCGTCGTGACTGTCGACCCAGTTTTTCAGGACTACGGCATCGTCAACGACTTGTCGGGCGCTACGCCGTCGACGGTGGCTGCTGTGCTCGTGACCGTCGAGGTATGGGGCAAGAGCGCGACGGGCTCGGCGTGCGTGGCGACGCAGGCATACGCCGCTGAGCAGGTGGCGCTATGACCGCGACGGTTCCGGCAGCACGGCCAATCATTCGACAGTCTGACATCGAAGCGGGCGTCGCTGTCCGCGCGCGCACGTGGCTGGATGCGGCGCAGCTCGCCAACTGGTGCAACGGCAACGGCGAAGTGCTGGTGCCCGCATACTCGCCTGAGCAGACCATCGCGTCGAACAAGACCTTCGTGTTCCGCTATCGCGTGACGCCACCCGGCCGCGCGGTGCGTCGCGTGTGGGTGCTGTATCTCGAGGGCAACTGCGCGCTGAGCATCGATGGCAACGTCGGCCCATCGGCTGACTACATCGTCGACAGCGGCGGCACGTGGGTGCGCTACGTCGAAGACCTCACCGCGAAGTCGGCGTCGCTGCAGGAAATCTCGCTCACGATCACGAATGCGCTGTCGAGCGCGACGCTCACGGTCAAGTCGATCGCCTGCTACGAAGACCTGCGCATCGTGCTCGACAAGGATGCGACGGACCTCGGCGTCGAGCTCACCAGCGTCGCCGTGCGCGAACCGATTCAAGAGAATCCGTACACGTCGCTCGGCGGCATCGCAGCAGCCCTCGGCGCAGCGCAGCGTCGGCAATACTTCAACGTCGCGCGGCCCGACGACATCGCGGAGTGCTGGGCCACGACGAGCGCAACGCTCGTGCTCATGCTGGACGACGTCCCGATTCTGACGCGAAAGCTGCTGTCCGCTGACACGACAGGAAACGTGCGATTCGCCGCGTTGTGCAGCGCCAGTGACGCGACGACTGACGGCGAAATCGACATTACCAACAACGCGACCGGCAACAACGTCACGTTGACCGTGACCGACCCCGGCACGACGTGGGCTTGGTACACCATCGATTTCCCGGCCGACATTCTCTGCGAGGATTTGTCAGAAGCGAGTGGCTGGCCTGACGGCGCGCTGCTGACGGCTGCTGCAAAGACGCTCGACATCACGTTTCGCCGTAGCGGCGGGGCAGGCACCTTCTACGTCGCGAGCATCGCGGCGATTGAGTACTAAGCGCCGCGCGCGCGAGGAGAGCAGACATGAGCGATACGATTCTCCGCGAAGATGCAGACGTCCTCCCGCCAGAGCAGGACGCCGTTAGCCAAGTCACTTTGACCGCTGCGACGGCAACGGCTGCGCAGGACACCGGCGTTACGGGCGCGACGATTGCGCTCGGGCCGCAGTTCGTGACGTTCATGTCAACGGCCGAGTTCTACATCGTGTTCAGCAAGGACGGGACGTCGACAATCACGACTCCTGTCGTCACGACGGCAACCTGCTTCGGGCCGTTCCCTGCGGGCGTACAAGTGCCCTTCCGCGTGACGCCGACACAGCGCTACTTCCGCGCAATCAGCACGCCGGGCGGCACGCTCAAGTGGTATCGGTCGACTGGCCCCGGAGTCGTCTGAGCCATGACGCGGCGAGCTGCTGGCGCGCGCACTGACCGCCGCGTCGTCAACAACCCTGAGCCGTCGTTCACGCCGACCGCCGCATCGATGTTCGCGTGGTATCGCGAGACGATGAGCGTGTCGCAGTGGACCGACCTGACCGCAGGCGCGCGCCACGCGACGCAGGCCGTTGCGGGCAATCAGCCCGTGTACACGGCCAGCGACGCAGACTTCAACGGACAGCCTTCGCTGACGTTCACGACCGACGATTACATGAACTGCGGCGGCGTCGCGAGCGCGTGGTCGTTCCTGCACAACGCAACCGACGCGACGTTGTACATGGTCTTTCGGCCGTCGACCGCAGTCGGCGAGACCAAATACCTCTGGAACTCCATTGGCGACCTGACAGCCGCTAACAACGGCGTGTCGCTGCTGTACCACGCGACGACGCAGACGGGCGAAGTCTTCATCGGCAACGGCGGCGTCTCGCGCTGCGCAACGATGCTGGCTGCCGACTCCGAAGTGCTGCGCGATACCGCGCACGTGCTCGTTTATCGCAAGAACGCGACCGGCTGGCAGATGTGGATTGACGGCGTGCTGCTGCTCAGCGGTGAGTACAACGGCACGCCATCCAACACCGCAGCGGCAGTAACGCCTTCGATTGGCGGCTACTCGGCCTATGCCGCGACACGCCAGTTTGAAGGCAAGATGGCTGAGATTGGCGTGATGCAGTCGTATGCGTCAGTCGCTGCAATCACGGCTTACTGCCGCGCGCGATACAACATCGCGACGACGCGCACGATTACGCATCGGAGCTCGTTTCAAGACGCGGTCAACGTCAATGCGGGCGCACCGACCAACGGCCCGAAAGTCTGGTCGTACTACGGCAGCGTGTCGGCGACGCCGGGCACAACGAAACAGGTCGCGCGCGTCGTCTCGAGAGGCACCGCGTACAACGTCCAGACGCGCACCAACGGCCAACCGCAAAGCGTGACGGTCGCTGCTGACAACCGTTATCGCGTGCTGACCGTGCCGCTCGCGCCGACTGGGCTTCCGACTGATGGCCGCGTCATCAAAGCGCTTCTCATCGTCGGCGAGAGTTGCGCGCGCGGACGCTCGTCGGTGGTCGGCGTTCCTACGGGCTACCCGCCTGCAGCGGGCGCGATTTACGCGTGGACAGGCGAGGACACGACTCTGGCGCTGCCAGCGATTGAGCAGCCTGTGTACACGTATCCCGTCGACGCGATTCTCAATGCGGACAGCGCCACGCCAGGCGTCGGCCCAGGTGGACTTGGCACGTGGTATCTGCAAGTCGCGGAGAGCTCGTCGGCTGTCTGGTTGTCGGTCAACTGCGGCAAGGGCTCGCAGACGTCGACGAACTGGAACAGCTCGACCACAAGCACCAACGCAATCCTCGGCGCGACCATCGCGCGCGTGCGTCGCATTACCGATGCGGCAGCGGCATTCGGGCAGACCGTGCAGTGGGTCGGCATCTACGTCGACCAGGGCATCAACGATGCTGTCGGCGCAACTCCGACGTGGGATACGAACTGGTCTGCTGTCGAGACGGCGCTGCGTGCGGAGCCGGGTCTCGCGACGGTGCCGTTGGTATTCCGCAAAGAGCCGACGCTTGAGCCGACTGACGTAGCCTATCCCGGCTGGTCTGCGGTGCGCACGCAGCAAGACGGCTGGCAGAAGGGCACGTCGCCGAAGCGCATCATGATCGACATCGACCCGCTGCCGGACTACGTCGAGGCCGCGAAGGTGCATCCCGGCACCGTATCGAATGCGCAGATTGGCGCGGCCATCGCAGCCGCTATCAGGAGTGCATGATGCCGCAGACGCTGACGATCGGTGACGTGCTCGTGTGCGTGACGTACTGCGCGGTCGACGACGAGCGCGCACTTGACCTTGAGCTGCGCTACGTCGACGGCAGCGTGGATGTCGGCGCGTATCGCGCTAGCACGGGCCTCGTGCTTGACGCGGGTGCGTTGTCGCCGTCGCTGCGTGCGCTGTTGGATGGTGCGTGTGCGGACGCGCTTACGACGTGGAACGCGCAATGACCAAGGAGTGCGGCGATGAATATTTGGCAACTCATCGCCGCGCTCGCGGGCACGCCGTCTGTCGCGCTTGTCATTAGGTCGATCTTTCGGCGGCTTGATGGCAGTGCGCGCGCGACGTCTCGTGAGGTCGACTATCTGCGCGGCGAACTTGTGCGCGAGCGCCAGCAATGCGCCGACGAGAAGGCCGAGCTCGAAGCGCGCATCGCGTTTCAGGTCGAAGTGCACGAGACGCAGCGCAAGCAGATCAACTCGCTTGAGCGCCGCAACATCGAGCTCAAGGCCGAGTTAGACGTCGCGCATCAAGACCTCATCGGGATGCGTGCGGTGATGCGATGGGCTACGCATCAATCAGGAGACGGCGAATGACGAAGAAAAAGCCGACCAAGTCTGTTCCGCATCGTCGCGTGCGAATCACATTCGCGATGGTCGCGGGTTGGCTGACGAGCGTTTCGATGGTGCTCGCGGCCGTGCTGCCGGTGCTGCCGGAATCGACGCCGTCGTGGCTGCGCGAGGTGCTCGCTGTGCTCGCGGTCGGCATCGCAGCGACGCTGCAATCGTGGCGCACGCCGTCGTCGCCGGAAGGGCAGGGCGAGACATGATCGCGCTCTTGTCCTCGCGCGAGTTCCAGCGTCGTGGCGTCATCGCGCTCGGCGTGGCGTGGCTGGTCGCGCTTGCGGGCCTCGTACTCGCGGCGTGCTTGACCGGCTGCGGGCCCAGCGCGCTCGCCATCCACGCAGGCGCTGCCGACGTCGCTGGCGTCGCGATCAACGCTACCGGCGACGAGCTCGTGGCCGCGCGCGGTCGGGCGCTGCATGAGGCCGTCGACGAGGCCCCGTCGCGCGAAGTCGCGGAGAGCGCCGTCGAGGTCGTCGTCGCGCGCTTCCTGCCCGCACTGGAGGCGTACGACGCGCTGCGCTTGACACACGATGCCTACGTCGACGCGCTCGTGCTCGCGGCGGCTGGTGCGCCGGCAGACCTCGGCCGATGGGCGCATCTCGCGTCGCGACTTGTCCAGGCATGGCAGGCGTGGGCGTCTGCGGGGCGCTCGCTAGGCGTCGACGTCGCGGGCCCGCCTGCTGCGCTGGTAGGCGTCGCTGCGGCCGCTGGGAGGGGCCTATGAGCCTCGCAGACGGGCTGGACGCTGCGGCGGTGGCTGCGGATGCGACGGCGGCTGCTGCGCCTGCTGGCGTGCCGCGCACGGTGGCGCTCATCGTGGCGGCTGCGCTGCGCATGGCGGCACGTCTCGCGCGCGCGGGACAAAGCCCGGCAGCCATCGTCGAGGCTATCGAGCGTGTCGCGCCGCTGGACGAGCGCATCGCGCAGCAGGACGCCGACATCGCGGCCCGCATCGCGGAGCGGTGGCCTCGTGACTGAGCATCCGCGCGAGCAGGTACTGCGCGCCGCGCTGGCGCTTGTCAGGGCGCGTCAGGCTGAGGGCCTACCGCGCGCACGGGTGCAGGAGCTTGAGCGCGCTCTTGAGGCTGCTGCGCGCCGCTACTGGGCTGCGCTGTGAGGCGGCTGGCTGCGGCGCTGATTGCCGACTGCCTGTTAGCACTCTGGCAGGCGCTCATCTGGCTGCGCTGCGAGCGTGCGGCGCTTGCCGTGGGGCTGCTGGCGTGGCGATGGTTGGGGCGGCTATAGGAGCGATGCAATGACGTGCGAGCAGCCAGTGGTCGATGGTCGGACGCTTTCGCCTGCGTGTTGGTGGCAGCCGCCGCAGGAAGGCTGTCGCAAGCGCAAGTCACCTCCGCGCGCGGTGGTCTGGCACTGGACGGCAGGCGAGCGTGCGTGCGAGGGCGTCTGCTCGACGCTGCGCTCGCGCAAGCTGTCGATCCACTACGTCATCGACTTCGACGGCCGCATCGTCGAGTGCGCCGACCCGGCGACGACAGTGGCCTACCACGCAGGCACGGCCAACGAGTGGACTGTCGGCGTCGAGATTGTCTCGCGTGGCGTTCAGCCTGCGCTACCAGCTCGACCGCGCGAGCCGGTATCAGTGCGCGTGCACAATCGGCCGGTCGCCGCGCTCAATTTCTCGTTTGCGCAATACCTCAGCATCCAGTCGCTTGCCGAGCAGCTCTCGCACGACCTCGGCATTCCGCGCGTGTGCGCGAGCTATGAGCCGCAGGTTATGACGCCAGGCGCGCAGGCTGCGTTCAGCGGTCATCTCGAGCACGCGCACCTGAGCGCAGGCAAGGTCGACTCGGGCGGTTTGGTCATGCGCTTCCTGCGGGAGCGCTGGGGCATCAAGTAAGGAGCACACGTCATGGCTGTTCAGCTTTCCATCGCAGTTCGTAACGCGCGCCTCGACGCGATCGAGACGAGCATCGGCACGTCGGCCGTTCTCAAGATTCGCTCGGGCGCGCAGCCCGCGACGTGCGCGACCGCTGACAGCGGCACCGTGCTCGCGACGCTCACTCTGCCGACCGACTGGATGGCGGCTGCGTCGTCGGGCAGCAAGGCCATCCTCGGCACGTGGCAAGACCTCAGCGCCGACGCCACGGGCACCGCTGGTCATTTCCGCATCTACGACAGCGGCGGCACCGTCTGCGGCATTCAGGGCAGCATCACCGCGACGGGCGGTGGCGGCGACATGACGCTCGACAACACGTCGATTGCGTCGGGCCAGACGGTCACGATCACGAGCTTCACGCTCACCGACGCGAACGCCTGATGCGCTGCCCCGATTGCGGCGGCACGGGCCAGCATCCAGCCGAGACGCAGTGCGCGCTTTGCGAGGGGCGCGGTCACGACAACTCGGGGCACGGCTGGCCGACTGAATCCGAAGACGACCCACCTCCTGCTGAGGGCTGACGAATGGCAATCACGACTCTCGACGGCCTCATCGCGAGCACGAAGCAACGCGTCCGCTGGACAAAGACGGCGACGCGCACGACGGTCGCCAACGGCTGGTTTTCGCTGCATGACATCGCAGGCCAGCCCGGCGCGGGCGTGCTTGCGGGCACGTCGACGACGGCTGGTGTCGTGCCGACTGACATCACGGCGGGCTATCCGCTGCTCAACGCATTCGGCGGTGGTGCAAGCGGCTATCTCGGCCGCGTTGCTTTCGGCAACACCGTCGCATGCCGTATTGCGGTTTTCGACCGACTATTCCTCGCGGGCGCGTATGCGTTCAACGCGAACACCGCGCTCACTGCGCAGCCGTCGTTTTCGTCGCGTGTGCCCGGCACTAACTACGCGGGCCTCGAGATTTGGTGCGAGCAAGTCACGGCTGCGACTGGCAACCAAGCCGTGAACGTCACCTACACTAACGAAGGCGGCACGGGCTCGCGCACGACTAGCGCTGTTGGCATTGGCGCTGCGCAAACGGTCGGCCGCTGCTGGCAGCTTCCGCTGCAATCGGGCGACAGCGGCGTGCAGCTCATCACCAACGTGCAGGGCACTGTCGCGACTGTCGGCACCTTCAACGTGATGGTTTTGCGCCGTCTCGCGGAGGGCCGCGTGCCGATTGCTAACGGCCTTGACCGTCAATCAGTCATCGACGTCGGCGCGCTGTTGCAGGTCTATGCGGACTCCGCGTTGTACGTGATGATCGCCGCAGACAGCACGTCGTCGGGTCTTCCTGACGTGGACTTCCAAGTCGTCAACGGCTGACCGCGCGCGGAGGTAGACGATGGCATCGTCGCTTGATCGTGCGCTCGTCGGCCTGCTCGGCAGCATCGAGGTCTTTGGCCTCGGTGACGGCGTGCATGGCACCGCGTCCATCACGCTCGGCACGCTCACGTCATCGAGCGCAGCCATTGTCGCAATCGACGGCGACGCGAGCATCACGCTCGACGCGCTGACGTCATCGTCGGCAGGCACGGTCGCGATCGATGGCGACGCTGCGGTCACGCTCGGCGCGGCGACGGTCGCAAGCGACGGCACCGTCGCGACGCCAGGCACGAACGGCACGCTCGCGGTAACACTCGGCGCGGCCACGCTTGCGAGCACGACGACGGTGCTAGTCGACGGCGACGCGGCCATCACGCTGGGCGCTGCGACCTCGACGAGCGCGGGCACGGTGTTCGTATCGGGCGCGCTGTCGGCGACGCTCGGCGCTGCAACGCTGTCAAGCGCTGGCGGTGTCGTCGTCGACGGCGACCTCGCAGTCACTCTGGGCGCGCTGACATCGAGCTCGGCCGCGACGGTCGCGATCGATGGCGACCTCGCCACGACGCTCGGCACGCTGACGAGCAGCAGCGCGGGCGGCGTCGTCGTCGATGGCGATGCGTCGGTCACGCTCGGCACGCTGACGCTCGCGGCTGATGGTCTGGTACTCAGCGGCGTCAACGGCAGCGCGTCGATCACGCTGGGCGCAGCAACGCTCGCCAGCGCCTCTACAGTCGCCGTGAAGGGCGCAGCCGCCCTGACGCTCGGCGCAGCGACGTCGGCCGCAGCAGGCGGCGTCCTCATAGCCGGAACGGCCAGCGTCGCGCTCAATGCGGCGACGGTCGCGAGCGCGGGTCGCGTCGACCCTAACGGCACGGCCGCGATCACGCTCGGCGCGCTCACCGCAAGCGGCACGCTGCAAGTCGAGACGCGCGGGCAACTCGGCGTCACGCTGGGCGTGCTTGAGCTGTTTGCGACGAATGTCCCGTTCGTCCCGTCTGCGCGCCGCACAACCGACACGCCCGGCCAGCCGCGCGCGATTGAGGCTATCGCGCCGCCGCGCGCGAACGACGTCCCGCGTCAGGCTCGCGTCGTCCGCGCAGCATAGGAGAGCACATGGCCAAGGCTACGAACGTCAACATCGACTGCACGACACGCCAATCTGCGCAACTGCTGTTTGACCTCAAGACGCTGTTGCTCGCCAACGGCTGGACGATTGTCGGCACGAACGACGGGACGACCGCAACAAACGCGTCAACTCCCGACCGCGTGTCTACCGTCGCGCTCTTCGACGTTTCAAACGCATGGTACGTGCTCGCAGATCCGTCTGGCCTCGTATGGCTTTACGTTCAACGACGTGCTGCCAACACGACTTTTACCATCAAGGTTTCGCGCGTCGCGCCGCAAGCCAACGGCACGACGACGGTCCTGCCGACGTGCGCTGTCGCTGCCAACGAATCCACGATCGTCAACAACACCGTCTTTGCCGTCAGCGCTGCATCTCCGCGAGGACATCTCATCACGTACAACGCCGCCGAAAATGCCGCAGGTATTCGGCCGGTTTACGTGCTGATGACCGATGGGACGTCTACGTTGCGCGGTGGCTTTTTCATCGAGGCGGCGACCAACGGCACTTACGCATCTAGTAACTCTTATCCGTGGATCGTCGGATGGTCGGCAAACAACAACGCTGTGATCCCAGGCACGACAGGCAGCAGTGCGCAAACCCTCTGGAATTACTACTACAGCCCCGCTGCAGCGTTCGCTGGCTTGACGTCGCTAGCAGGTTATCGCGCCGTGAGTGCTGCTGGCTCAAACATCAACGTCGGCGGCGAAACTGGCACAGGCGTCGACCCGTGGCTCTCTCAGGATAGCGGCCACCCGATTGCTGTTGGACGCGCCACGACTGAAACCAGCCCCGGTATGTGGGGCATCATGAAGAATATCCGATTGCGTACGGTCGCGCGTAGTTATCCAGACACGCTCACGACAAGCGGCGGCGAGCGTTTCGTGTATGCGGGCGGCTGCATCATCCCGTACGCGGACGGCGTGACGCCGCTTTGACATGGCAGACTTTGCTGGCTTCGTCGTCGACGCGTCGGGTCTTCCGAGTGGCATCGATCACTACGCCGGTGCTTTCATCGATGCCCAGCCGTGTGCGTATGGCATTGACCACTACGTCGGCAATCCCGTCCGCACGCTGTCGCTGTGGTGGACGGATCGCGATGGCTCCGCACAAATAACGCTTGGGGCTGCCACGCTCGCAAGCGATGGCACCGTCGTCACTCCTGCAACGACTGGCGAGCTCGCTGTCACGCTCGGTGCTCTCAGCGTCGCCAGCGCAGGCACGGTCGCCGAGTTTGTGCCGTCGCGCGAGCGGACGAAGCGCGTGCCGTCGTGGCCGCGCGTGCTGCTCGCGGAGAACCCTGACCGCGTGATCGAACTCTACCGCCCACCGCGCACCGTGAGGACCGCCGCATGACCACGAAATACGCCGCCGACAATCTCGACTACTCGCTGCAGTTCGACCTCGCGACAGGCGAGTCGCTCGTCACCGCGACGTGGACGCTCACGCGTACCATTGTCGGCGAAGCGGCCGGGACTGACCTCGTCGCGGGCACTGGCCCACGCGCGCCGTCTGTGAGCGGCGACCTCGCGACCATCTGGCTCAGCGGTGGTCGCGTCGGCGAATCGTGGACCGTCGCAGCCGTGGTCACGACCGATAGCACGCCATCGCGTCAACTCGCAGGCTCGATGCTGATAACCATCGCCGCGCTCTAGTCTCACCTCGGCAGCGGTATCCTCGCCCGCGCCCGTGAGCCCCGCATCTCTGCTCTGCGTGTCGGCGCAGCGCGGAGGTGCGGGGCTTTTCGTTTTTCGTCAGCGCGCGAGCGTCGTGACCTCGACGCGTCCGCAGCCGTACGTCACGCGCTGGCGTCACGTCTCGCCCTTGCGCGTGACAAGCGCCTCGCGCAGCACCTCGAGCGCGGCCTCTGCGCGGTGGTACTCCGACTCGCGCCCGTCGAGCGCCTGCCGCAGTTCGCGCTGTACGCGTGCGAGTGTCCGCATCGCATCGTCGCGCTGCGCCATGCAGCGATGCAGCTCGGCGTACTGGATGCCGAGTGTCTGCCGCAACTCGCGCAGCTCGGCCTCGAGCTGCTGCACTCGCACTGCGTCGTCGCTCATACCGCCTCCGCTTGCTGAATCCGCAGCCCGATCCACCGCATGACGTTGGTCGCCATGCTGTTGCCCAGTGCCTTGTACCGCGGCCCGTCCGGAGCGGGCTTGCCGCGATAGGTGATCGCCGTCCAGTCGTCGTGGAAGCCCTGCAACCGCTCGCACTCGCGCGGGGTCAGGCGGCGCACCGCCATCGTCGCAGGCACGACGTTGTGCATCCGAAAGTTGTGCGATCCTTCATGGCTGTACGTCGCGCCTTCGTTCGCCGTGATAGGGTCCGCGACATCGACAGGCCATTGAAACGCCACCGCAGGCGCGTGAGCTCCGCGCGCGAGCGGGTGACATGGGTCGCCCGGCTGCGGTTG